TAATTGTCGCAATTGATTCGCGGTCTGAGCTAGTTGATTAAATTGTTCTTGATTCATTTTACCAGAACTAAGAAGTTGTTTAACTTGTTGTTCCGCATTACCATTAAACATAGATCTGAATTGATTAAATCGAGTTAAAAAATTACCCATAGGGTTATTCATTTGCATTTGAGATTGAGATTGAGGTTGAAAAAAATTATATAACGAATTCATTAGTTTTTTCCTCCTTCTTTGGCGCAAGACTCTGTTTTAAATCACTTAATATCTGTTTAAGCTCATCGTGTGTAACATACTCATTTTGCGCCGGTGCTGCAACTTTGTTTTCCTCAACTCCAACTTCCTTATATTCAAAAATTCGTAAAGGAAGTGGCATACCAGTTGCATCAGAAGATTTTACATAAAAAACATTAGTTTCACTATCCATTAATAAAACTTTTTGTCCCGGTGATACAGGAACTGATCTGGCGCCCGCTTCGCCTTGAACCCAATTTATCGCGCCCAATTGATTTGGAGCACCTCCTGGCGCACTCATCGGTTGAGTCGGCGCCATGTTATTATATCCGTATAATGTATTCGCATACGATTGCGGAAAATAGTTATTATAACTTGCCATTTTTAACTCCTTTTAAAATAGTAAATAGGTATTTCATTACCGGAGTCCCATGAATCGAAATAGTTTCCATTTATAACGCAAACTACATGTTCTCCGGTACCTACTATGAAAGTTCCATATGGAAAATCATAACAAAAATTTTTGATTGTATAACAGTCTGGGCAAGTATCTGGCAATTGGTGTTTTTTAAAGCCATTTATTTTCAGAAATTGTCCCCAGACTCTATTAGCCGATGGCATATCATACATTTCAAATCCCAAGTCAGCGAGCGCGCAGTATGTTTCATCCCATGAGATGTTTAGTGCGCAGGATATTGCTCTTATTGTACAATCGCCTACTGATAGTTTTAAAGGATTTGGATTGTAATATATGTAAGACATATTTATTCCTCCGAAAAAAGAAGTGAGCCTAGAGGTATAAACCTCTAGGCTCTTAAAAGTCTTGTGCCTATCGGCTACCTAAGCAAGAAAACTTCTTAGAAATTCCCTCACCCGTATTTTAAGTAGACTTTTAATTTGAATAGTATAATTTTTTGAGTTGGAAAGGTGAAATAGATTTATTTATTGTTATTTTAATGTTTTTATTTCTGATTCGAGTTTATCAACCATATCCTTTAATGTTTTTATTTCTGATTCAAGTTTATCAACTCTATCCATAAGTCGTTGGATTTCAAGTACCATTGGGGCAATAAATTCTGAATATTTAAGAGACCATTTTAGTTTATTATCATCAATATCTTCTCCATGATAAGGTTTTGGTATTTTCATTCCATTTTTATCTTCTTCAATTATAGAAGCTTCATATAATGATAAATCTCCAATATTTAATTTTTTAGAAAGTTTTGCTATATCTTGAGCACCAAATCCAAATCTTATTCTTTTACTTAAACTACCATCTTCTTCATCAATCCATTTATAAGCAATTGGTTTTAAACCTTTTATAAAATCATCAATTTTCCAATCAAAATTATTTATAATAGATTTATATTTAAGGTCTGAAGTTTGAATAGTTCCATTTATTGCATATACAGCTTTCCATCTATAAGATGTAGCTCCTAAATGTACATTGTTATCACGTGTTGCCATAAAAATTTTATTAGTACTATTTCCGTTATATAATTGTAAAGGAACTGTTCCAGCACCTATGTATATATGTTGATCATTATCTATTGTTAACACATCAACGGCTTCATTTTGAGCATTATATGCGTATATTCCAAGTCTATTATTTGTAGGAGTTGAATACATATATATACGACCGCCACCACCATCTACTCCAATTTGCACTTCTGAAGAAGTTCTTTTTGCCCATATACTAGCAGAAGTTGTTAAACCTCCATTCCAATCTACAGTAAGAGCATTGGAACGGTTTTCGTCTGAAGTTCCAGTTCCATTGCCAATTATAAAAGCATAATCACTGGTGCTGAAAGAACTGCTTCCTTGCGGAGTGTTATATTTGCCAATAACAGTTTGATATGCACCTTGTGCTATTGTATAATAATTCTGTGCATGAGAAAAATCCCCAGAAGCTGTTGTATGACATGCTTCTGCATGAGAATATTCACCAGAAGCTGTTGTATGATAACCCTCTGCATGAGCCGCCCTTGAATTAGCAATTGAGTCGATTCCTTCAGTATGAGAATATAAACCAGAAGCTTCTGTATTGTATCCTTCTGCATGAGAAGCAATTCCACTAGCCTCAGTCGAAGTACCTTCTGCATGAGAATATTTTCCTTTGGCTTCTGTGTGATTACCTTCAGCATGAGAATAGTCTCCAGAAGCTTGAACTGCACCGCCACCCTCAGCATGAGAATATTTACCAGAAGCAGTATTACTAGATCCCTCTGCATGTGATGCTAAACCAGAGGCAGTATTAACCCACCCCTCAGCATGAGAATACTTACCAGAAGCAATATTACTATGTCCCTCAACAAAGCTATAAATACCCACTGCTGAATCATTTGTTCTATATCCCATAGTGTAATAAGTTACTGGATCGGATGGCATATATGTATATGTAAATATTCGTCCTTCTTCTGGAAGTCCACTAGAAATAACTATTTTATTTTCACCACTTTTTTTAGTTCCACTAACAGTAGATGGACTAAACACACCACCACTAGAATAAGTAGAAGATAATTCATATTCCATAGTGGTGCCATCACTAACAAATGTATCAGTTATTTCATTTCCATTACCGATATACGCAATATCAATTGTGCCATTTGTAATCCAAAAAGTGTCGCTATCTATTTTTGTACGAAAACTTCCACTAGTTTCTTGACCAAGAGTAATAGTATTTCCATACTGTGCCACATTTATACCATTTCTATAAATTCCAACTCCACTTGTATTTATTAAAGTTCCTGTAGTACCAGTGGTTTCATTCACTATAGGATTACCATTAGCGTCTGGTTTTTTCCCAGAAGGAGTTACCCAAATACCAGCATTGGATATTTCAGTAATACAGTTGGTTGCTGTTTTAGCAGCATCTGATATATCAACTGCAACATCTTCTGGTGCTGGAGTCCAATCGGTTGCTTTATTACCTTTTTCTAACTTAAAATGTCGAATATCTAACGCGACGTTATCAGTTCTATTATATATTTGAAGGAACCCACTAACCATGTTTCCAGACCCAGAAGTAAGATCTGTCGTAGCAATCGTTCTAGAATTAAAAACATATCTCTTCCATTCGCCATTAGTATTTGGTAAAGTGAATTGTGACGTCCAGTTAATAAATTTAGTTCTATCCCACGAACCGCTATCTATAGATTTGTAGGTCGATGCTATAACAGGAACTATCAAACAGTCAGCTGATGATTTATAGTCAAAAGACCATATATAATTAGTAACTCCGTCGTATATAGATATGTCGTATTTACTAGACCATAGCGTAGAATTCCAATTACTAGAAGAACCCTGCAACGTTGCAACTCCATTTGATATCGTAGTAGAGGAACCTTTATACCATTTCATAGCCATCATTTCACTATCAAGCAACAAATTCCTTCCACCAATTTCAATTTCTGAATTTAAAATTTGACTAGCACCATCTCCACCGATGGTGGCCCCGCTAGAAATACTAAGCTTAGATGCGGTTATCTCTCCATCAACTTTTAAAACACTTCCGTTCCAAGTCAATTTGTTCCCAATATTAACAGCACTCTTGGTAATATATGAAGTTGTAGCAACAGTACCATTTGAAATATTTAAACCATCAGTGCCTAAATAAACTCCAGATACAGATGTATTTGTTGCATTTGCAATATTTCCATTTCTAAAATATGTTGTAGATAATGTCCATGGACCAATCTTACCAGTTCCACTAGTATTAAAATAAGTAACTCCACCACTACCAAAAGAAATGTAATCATCACCTATATAAATGCCAGTTACGGCTTTATTATAGGTATCATGGCCATTAGAATATAATTTACTACCATTAATAGTAAAATTAGCAATTTTTCCGCTATTTGAGACAACTACGCCGCTAAAATAACCATTATCCGTATAAATTCCCCAACCCGTTGGAGCACTACCATTAATATTAGGCAATCCAGCCAAATGTCCTATACGTACACTAGGATTAGTACTAACTCCTCCATATATATCCATTAAAGAATTTGAGCTAGTTCCCATTGACGTCATTAAAATACCTATAGGATTACTACCCAATTTATATAAACTAATTTTTCCCTTTTTAAAAGGAGCGTTAGATATATTTGTACTACTGTTTATTTCATATAATTCTTGTAAAACACTTGGAGCATTATTATTTTGTGCATCTGTAACTCCAGTAATTGTAATTGTTTTAGAAGTTGATGCTGCTGTTGCAGTTACCGCAGCATTTAAAGTACCTTTTAAAGTACCTAATGGATATACCATATCTCCTATTATAATATCACCAGTAATTAATACTAATGAGTTAGCTGGCCATGTTACACCAGAAGTAGCTGTTCCTGATTTAATAAAATCGGTAGCAAAAGTACCAGTTGCACTTACTGTCCAACTAGTTGCACTAACACGAGTAATAGAAATGGTAGTTGTGCCATCTGTTGGCTCTACTGTTGGAGATATATAAAAACTACCACCTATATTTGCTATATTTGCATTAGTCCACGCGTTAGTATGAAGTTCTCCCTGTACATCTAAGAGTCCTACAACAGTAGCATTCTGTGCTGTTAAGTTATCAATTGTAGCTTCTTTAGCGTCTAAAGTAGTAGCGATTAATTTATTAAAAATACCTTGTTCAGCTCCAATTGATTCGGCATTTATTGTATTGAAACGTGAACCATTTAAAAATCTACTCGTTCCATGAACAATCAAATCTTTTAAAACTGCCATTACTCCAAATCCTCCCATGGACATATATAATTTCGTCCAATTCTATAATATGGCTGTTCTTCTAAGCCTAATTTCCATTCCATCCAATCGAGAAAAGGAAGAGCAAAAGTACTAATTACTAGCCAAATTCCGAAAAATAGAATATTAACTTGGTCGCCTAACCAATGAATAGTACCCCATAATTCTCGATAATCCCAGATAGAAAAATCTCCATTAAAAATAATTCCAAAAATAAACTCCATTAGTGAACACATCAATGCACAAATTAAAACTTGCAAACGAAAATCAGTTTCAAAATCAAGCCAATTATCATTAACTGCTGCTATTACAAGTCCACATATACCAGCGCATATAAACATTGTCCAATGAGTGCGCCCACGCCATAAAAGTTCTAAAAAAATATATATCAAGCCACTTATACAAAAAATTATACTAAGTGGAATTAATCTCTTATTCATAAAATCCTCCGCAAAAGGCGGCCGCGCAATCAACGACCGCCATATACGTTAATTAATCTATTTTATCATCTACAAGTATTACAAGAACTTTTAAAATGAGTAAAAGAACTTTCTTCTGCCAAGAACCAACTTTAGCTTCTGTGTCCATAATTGCTTCTATAAGTTCTTCTTTTATTGCTCTATAATCAATTCCATTATCCATTATTCTTCCCCTCCATCAATTGGTTCAGTAGGTTCAATATCATTGTTTTCTTCTTCAGTACCATCGTCTACTATCGGTTCTGTATCTCCAAAATATTGTGCTTGAAGTTGAGCTGCAAGTTCTAGCGCCGGTCCCATAATTGCTTCTGCACGTTCTGCCCATTCGGTTGGAAGTTCATCGGTAAAGTTAATTGCCATAGCTTCTTCTTTAGTTGTGCAGCTACGAACCCAATTGATTTTCATGTTTACTTCAGTTTGAATACGTGTGCTAAAGAATTGAAGTGTAAAATAAATTGCAAGTACATCTCGTGCATTGTAAAGTTCACAAGGTTCTTCATGACCATGATAGGGGATTGAGATTGATAGATCACCAAGCGCTTGAATTATGAAAATTGCGTTGAGTAGGTTGGATTGATCTTCGAGGTCATAAGTAAAGTTTTTTGTAACTCCATTAAGAAGGGTTACATCGGTACCTGCGAAGATAAGTTGTTCACCCATTTCAGAAAATTTATTAACTTTCCATTCTTTATATTCTTCTAATGTCATACCCTCAAAGTCAATAACTGGATTAATCTGAGCGTCAATACGTTGAACTTGAGCAATTAAATTAATTTGTGTGAGCTTTACTACTAATTCATTTGCAAAACCACCAATTTGATTACTGTAATTGCGACCAAGATAATTAATTGAACTAAATCCATTAAACTCATTAAAAGATGCCAATTCATTATCTTGCTCATCAACAATTTTAATTAACTCGATTGATTCAAGAAGATTTTTCACATAAATTAAATCATCTGTTGCAAGATGAAGCTCAGGAATCATACGAAAAGAATTTGCATCCCACATAAAAAGTGGAATGCGGTCATTTGAATTGATTATTGCATAATATTGTGCCATTTGATTTCTCCTTTATATTTCGTAGAAGTAATTAGACGTAATTTCTCCATCATGATGAAAAGCTGCATCCTGTTTTGATAATGTTTCCCAAAAACTTCCAGCTTCAATTACGCCAGTTTTTTTTATATCTATTTGTGAAGTAGTTGTAAGATCATACATACGTACATTTTTTATATATAAATCAGTACCTAATGAACCAGTGTTAGTGTATCCAAACCCCCATTTAAAATCTCTATAAGATGGATATACAGTACCTTGTACAAAATTTGCATATGATGAAGTACATGTTTTATATACATCATCATTTATTGTCCAGGCATATGAAATGGTTGTCCACTCTTGAGAATTAAAATTTGCCGATAAATTTTTTTTAACTATATCACTTGGGGAAGGATTTAGACCGCCACCACTCCAGCCGCAATTATTACTCCATCCAAAACCATCAGATGGAATATTTGAGGTTTTACCTCTAGTTTCAAAATTAATTATATATCTATGCCCTTTAATAAAGGGCGGTTCATGAAAACGCATTATAAAACCACCCCACATTGTATTACCATCATCTGTTGGATTTTTATTAGGAGGACGATAAATGCGATATCCATCATCAGTTAAACTAACTTGACAATTTGCTTGAGTATATGAAGCAAGCGGATTGGCCATCTTTTTATTTATTATATTCATATTTACTTCATAAGCTAAATTCCTACTCACTGATTAAACCTCCTCATGTACTGCGCCATAGACGTTGCCTGAGTTGTCGATATAAGCACAATTATTATATAAAGATTTAATATCAGTATCAGATAAAGCAACAGCATAAATTCTTAAGTCTGATAAATTACCTCTAAAAATACTACCATTTGGTGCAGTTAAAGAGCCTCCACTCTCTCCACTTACAAACATTCCACTATTGATATTATAATATATAGGTGTTTTAGTTGTATATTTAGTAACTGTATTTTTTAATTCCCCATCTATATATATTTTTAATACTAAACCATTATATGTAGCAGATAACATATGCCATCCAGCCGACAAACCACTAACTGCAACTGTAGATGATAAATATGTATTGGAAGAAGTGCCACTACCACAATAAAATACATAATTTGCGCTAGAAGCCTGCCATCCAAAACCACCGCCTTCTACTGAGCTAAATGGTACTCCCTTTGAAGTAGACGTCCAATCATTTGGTTTTACCCAGATAGATACAGTCATTTCATCTTTCATATTGTAAAGTTGTGTACCTATTTTAATATAATTATTTCCAGATGTAGGAAAAAAGGTTGAAACCGAATATTTCGGTGTATCGCTTGTCCAACTAAACGTACCTACTCTTGTACCATTATTTCCAAAACCTGAACAATCGTATTCGGTTGTAGAGTTAAGATCCATTGTTGTGGCTAATGCATGATTTGAACTTGGACACCAAGGAGTTTCTATTACACCTTCTTCTACTTTTAAATTTTTTATATCTAATGTTCCGGCTTTATTATAATTAAAATCAACAAAACCATTATAATTACCAGAAGTATTATATTGATTAGTAGCTGTAGTAATAATAAAAGATTTATGCATCCACTGATTAGCAATTAAATTAGTACCATATGTAGCAGTTGCATATCCTTTATCACAAACATCTACTGTTAAATTAGCATCTACATTAGACTTTATATCAAAAGAAACAGTCCAAGGCCCCGTTTTTCCATTAAAACCTAAATTTTGAGCACGAGCGGTTCCAGCATTACTCCACACAGAATGATGTTCATATCCATTATTAGTATAAGAAGAAATTCCCGTTCCACAAGGAGCAATACCATTACCAGTATAAAAATTTTCCTGTCCCCAACCTTGTCTATTTAAAGGATAATGAAGTATAAGTCCCTTCGCAAGTTCTTTAACTTCCATTGGGGAGAGACAATGGTCATAGATACGAACATCATTCATACTTATATCAACCCCTTCATCTCCCAAATAAAAATCCCCTCTACAATAATATGTTGTATCTAATGTAGTAACATATCCTTGCAACACACCATTTATATAAAAACTTACATCACCCGTATTATAATTAAATGTAGCTGCTAAATGAGTCCATACTCCAGGAGTAAAATCCTTTCCATAAATAGAACCGGTTGACGAACTAGGAAACCAAATTCCTATTTTAGTACAATTATCGTAAAATTCTTGTCTAGATATAGAACTAGTTGAATCATTACTACTAACCCAACGAATACCATCCAACCAATTACTAGACCATGCTGTATTTACTTTAATCCAATAAGCATAAGACATTTGTTTTTTATTAGTCATACAAGAATTATTTTCTAATATTGTTTGTCTTTTGGTTAAAACTAAACACTGACCTCCAACTTTTCCACCATTAACTAAACTATTACCAGAAACTAAAGAAAAAGAAGAAGTATTGGCTAATCCTTGTTGTCTTAAATCTTTTGTAAGAGGTAGCCACACAACTAAACTCATACTATACCCCCTTCTAAATCTTCCTTATATATCCAGCGGTATCCATGATGAGTCTTTTGCTCTCCACGTCTGCATGCAGCAATTCCTGCACCATATGCGCCAGTTTTTTCACAAGCTTCTTTTATAGAAGAATATTCTGCAATAAAATTACCATCTAAATCTAATTGTACTATTGCTTTCCAACGACTTCTGGCACTTTTTTCAACCGCTTCTCGTGTTGGTTTCCTCCCTAAATTAGCTTGCCTTAATTTTTCTCTATGTTCAGGAGTTTTTGTTCTGCCTTTTAAAGCATTGCTAATTTTCTTTCGCGTTTCCTCTGAAAAAGTCCTATATGCATGACCACCTTCTTCTATATTATAACCAAATTCTCTATTATTAGATTTATAAAAAGTAATCCAATAGCTTTCTCTTTCATTTATGTTTTCAATTGGAACGTCTTCTTCAATTACTTCATGAATAAAACTATCCCAATCGTATTTTTGAATAGCATTCCAAAAAAGAGGACAACTGTCATAACCTTTTCCATTTTGCCAACGACGATTAAGATTTTCTTCTCTTGTGACACCTATATATACTTTTCCATTAGGACTCGTATGTTTATATATCCTATAAGTATCGCGTAGGCTCATTTAAAATTCCTCCTATTTATTTTAACTCGTACTCTCGCGCGACTGCGTGCCTTATATGTTTCGACCTATACGAAGCCGCGCAGAGTACATTTTCACTTAATTTAATTATATCATAAACTTATATGTAAGTCAAATTTTTTATGCGAAACTAAATACAATTGCTTCGAGAGTTGAATCATAGTGCATATTTGCTTTTTGAGTGCTTCCTACTAACATATTATAAGCACCTTTTATATTTACATTAGTAAAAGGATAAGAATTATTACCTAAGTCACCACTAGTTGTCAGCACAGAATGATTAAAAATAAATGGTATATTGGCACTATTATAAATATGAGTAAAATTAGAGTTTAGCGAACCAATTGTAACTGTATTACTATTATTAGTAATTTTTAAAGTATTTCCATTAACAGTAGTAGAACCATTTAAATAAGATGTACCGTTTACTTTAAAATTAAATTCAGGTGTTACACCATTTGCTATTAATTCATTAACATACAAACTTTTATATTTGGTTTGTATTGTTGGCGTTGCAGTCGTCCAAGTTCCACCATTCCAACTTGCAGGATCAGAACCATGTACAACCATAAAACTTGTAACTTGATTCTGTTGAACAAATGCTAAACACTCGTTACCATTCGTCTCATATACAAGTCCACTATCATATGAAGTACTATTAGGTCTAAATGATATTGCTTGTTTATCATATGTAAAATTTAATAAGCCAGTCATAGTTCCGCCAGCTCGTTTTAAATATGTACTATTAATAGGATTATTGTCACTATCATTTGTAGCATTAGTAGCATTTGTAGCGTTGACGGCATTGGTTGCATTCGTAGCATTGGTTACTGTTTCATTTCTATACCATGGTCGATATGCTGTTTTTGTTGATTGAACTGTTTCTGGAAGGCCTGTTACCATTTCAATAGTAAACAAATCTTCTAAATTATCAACTTGAGTATAGCCATTTGTAGCGTGGACAACATCAACTCCTGAATATTGCTGTGCTGGTATGGCAATCCATAAATGCCACGCAGAATCATATCCAAAACTAATAGAAATAGTCTCCGTTGTAGAAGCTCCTAATATTACAGCTTCTGGTGTATACCAAAAATCCTTACCATAGTTATATCCGCTTATTTGCACATCATATGCTTTGTAATTATGATATATTCTAACTATAAAACTAAGCATCCAAGACGTATAAGAGTTAATACTTATCTTATAATATTTTCCAGAATTATCGCCATTCTTGTTACTATAATGTGCATACGGAATAAATTTCTTTAATCTGGTATCGATCTCAGTTTCCGTATAATACCGATCGTCATGAGTATGTGAACTCGGAGGCATAGAAGTTGGAAAATCACTAATTTGAGATTTTGTAATACTAATATTTCCAAAAGTAGCAGATACTATACCGTCCGTTTGACTAAAGGCAGTTAAAGTTTTACCAGCTCCTGGCGTTGTGCTATTTAAATTTCCATCCAAAGCACCAATCGCACTGGCAACGGCTTTACCTGACATACCATTTGTAGACGTAGCGCTATAAGTATCTGTTATTGTAGGGATAGTAAGCGTTGCCCAAGTAGGAGCAGAATTTGCACCATTTGATTTCAAATACTGTCCACTCGTTCCAGACGCTGTCGGAGCATAAAACGAAGCAGTCGAAGAAGCTTTAGAAGATCCATTTAATGTGACAGCAGTACCCCCAGCATATGTATTCGCTTCAGCTGGCACACCATTGTTAAAATAAACCGGCTTAGTGGCATTACCCTTACTAATTAATCCATTACTATCTTTTAAGGCACTTGCTCCCGTTGCAGCCGAAGCAACAATTGAAACTTCAAAACTTAAAGGGTCTGTTCCACTAGCTCTAGTAGCAGTAAAAGTAGTTACACCAGCACTATTAGAAGAAGCATTTAACCCAACTATTGCATTTGAACCAGCCGCATCGGTGATTCCATAGCCACTTAAAGTGGTAGGTTTTCCACTAGTAATCTTACTCCAAGCTAAACCAGGAATATCATCTGCAACCAAACTCCTAAATGTAGGCGCCGCTGCATTACCACTTGACGGTCCCGCTAATACCAAATTTTTATTTTGATTAGCGAATTTAATTGTAGTATCTAAGGTTGTGCTTGAAGCAGTACTAGTAGTTGAAGTCAATGGACTACTAGCTTGTACCCTTACACTTGTAACTGTACCTGTATTTGAAGTTTTACTATTCCAATTACTAATATCTGTACTAGTAATTCCATGTGCTGCACTGGCTACGAATATTGGATCGGTTTCAGTATATGAAGTTAAAAAAGTTGTACCTTTTGTAACTGTTAGTTTTCCATTTGAAGCAGTAATTGCAGTCACTGCATTACCATTTCCAGAAGTTGTAACTGTTGTAACTGTATCGGTAAATTTTGGACTTGAACCTACAGTGACTCCATTAATTGTATTTACTTGTAAATTATTAGTAAAACTTCCACTTCCATTTACTACTAAATCCCCAACAGTCAACTCATCAGCAGAAACAGAAGAGCCAAACGTAACAGGTCCTGTCACATTGCCGCCACTTAATTTTAAATAAGTAGTTTTAATTACATTACCGTCACTATCTTGATTAGCTTTAGTCGCTGTACCACTTAAATTTCCTTCAAAAGTAGTTGCATGAAGCGTACCGGCGGTTGTAGTTAAATAAACATTGGAATCGAAATTTAATGTACCAGTCGTTGTACCAGTTGTTGAAGTACCAGCAAGATAAATTTTTGTTGTGTTAGCTTGCGAAGTCTGAACATTCTTATCTGTAAATATCGCGCCCGAAGGAACAGAAGTCGCAATTGTATAACCACTTGTTTTAATACTACCGCTTGTCCCATCAGCAACTAAAATTTGACCATTAGTTGGAGTAGAAGTCAAATAGGTTACCGTTTTCCCACCCTTAGTAAGAGTTCCATTAACTTCTAAATTTCCAGTAATTGTTCCACCAGATTTAAGTAAGTAAACACCATCCGTACCACCAATCTGAATGGGATTGCCATTATCATCTAATACATATAAATTTTTTGCATATAAACTACCATTTGCAGATATATAAAACATATAGTCCCACTGTGGAGTTGCATATGAGTCGTCTATATCATAAAGTAAATTAGTTAAAACATTAGACGCACTTGTATTTGCTTTAGATTTTCTAATATATAAAAGCTTTTCTGTTGCTGCGGTCGGAGCATGAATTCCAAAATCCCAATATTTGCTATCTATTGCAGGAAAGTGTAATAAAGAATCATCAGAAGTATACCATCCAGTATGAATACGATTAGTAGCTAACCTCCATGTTGATGAATCTCCCAATTGTATATAAGATGATCCATGACCAACCATTTTTGCTGTTGAATTTAAATTATAGTCTATATCATTACCAATTTCCCAATAATTGATAGAATCAGTACCAATAGTACCATCAAGTGCCTCAATTGTACCATGTACATATACGCCTGTGGTTAATCCAGACTCTAAACCCTGAGATACTCTAAAATATTTTGTAATAATATCACCATTAACTAAATCTATCTTTGTACCATTACTTGAAAATTTAGAGTCAGGTCCTCTAGAATAATTCCCACTTTGAAGTGTACCATTTGCTCCAATTATTAATTGAGCATTTCCAGTAGAAGGATTATAAAAAGTAAGTGCATTCCCACTCAATGATACTGTTTTTGCTCCTTGGGTTACTGTAGTTCCACTAATCGATGGGGGTTGATACATATCTAATGAAGCTGGTGAAGGTGTAGTTTTTAAATCAATTACTTTCGCCGCGTTATAACCAATACTAAAACCAGTTACACCCATTAGTGAGTTATAACCATAAGTAGAAGCTGTATTTTCTGTAACACTATTACCACTGATTCCACTTGCAGCATGTGCACCATTAGAATCCCACCAGAAATTTTTTAATTTCGCGCTAAGTGCGTTTACTTCATATTGTGATAAATTTGATGTATCTAAAACTGGTTCAGTCCAACTTGAAATACCACCATTGGTAATTGTTTCATCACAATAGAAATAATAACGATTATTTGTATTATCAATTGGTTTATTTTTTGTCCATGTTTTAGTGACATCATTACTTGTTTGAGTTACATGAGCTGTTGGTTTAGCTGGGGCTGTTGCAGAATCAGTTCTATACCAAACTCTATAAATCTCCTTAATACTTACGCTAGCCTGTCCCAGCGCGCCGTCAGCATCTTCTTGAGCGTGTTGCGCGATTGAGTTTGCTGTGGCTGCAGTAGCCATGGCATCAGTGATTCCGTTGTCTTTATATATAATATATTCTGTAGAGCTTGGATTACTATATGTATTAGTAACCCTAACCCAATATACTGGAGTACTACCATTATAAGTTGGTACGTTATTTGTCCAAGTATATTGACTCATATTACTTTGTGTAATAGTTACACTATTAGCAGCAATGGTATATTGCGTAACCATACTAGTTAAGCTACGACCAGCAGCACCTGTTTGTCCAGTTGACCCAGTTAAACAAACTGCATCACCAAAAGTATCTTGACTTGTTTGTGTACCAGACTTATGTATACGAGTGCGCTGCCAAATATAATATCCTTGCGCCCAAGCTGGTCTAGTAGTACTCCATCCACTAGTCGGTGGAGTAGAAGTAGACTGATTACGGGCATATTCAACAACAATTGACTCTATATCAGTTGTGTCTATAATGGTAATATTACCTTGTGTTTTTATTTGTCCCATTATTCCTTTGTCTCCTTTGTTTTAACCTCGAAGTTGCCCTCGAACTACCCCGTCTGAATCAATTGTTACACAATTTTGATAGAGGGATTTTATATCTTCTGGTGAAAGTGCGGTTGCATAAATACGAACATCACTTATTTTTCCTATAAAAGAAGTCGAAGCTGGAGTTTGAGAGCCGGCGGCTTCTGCTCCTATAAATATTACATTACCACCATTGTAGCCTATTCCATTAGTAGAATCAGTTGCAATAGTATTTTTTAATTCTCCATCTATATATATTTTTACATTTGTTTTGTCAAAAGTACCGGTCAACATGTGCCATGCATTAGCTAAAGTACCTGGTGCAATATTTGATTCTGCCACTTTATATCCAACACCAGATATATATACTGGAAAACGTATGCTATTATTACTATTTTCAAAATTCCATCCTCCACCCTCTGTGCATGAAATTGGATTGCCCCATGTTGAAAATTTACACCATAAATTAACAGTTATTGAATCTTTTACCATCGCACCACGTCCTGCGTTTATGTAGTTGGCGCCAGAAGAAAAAATTGTAGAATATTTGTATTTTGGTGTGTCGGTATCAATTGATAAAGTACCACTGATAATTCCATCGTTATTATAACCACTACTGTCCCAAACCTTTGTAGAATTTCGAATTCCTCCTACTCCAGCATATCCAGTAGCATGATCTTTTGCTTCAAGTTGCATATTAGCAAAAAACCAAAAATTAGATGTATCGGATACATGGTTACCATTGCCAATTCTAATATAACCCCATTGAGCATTATCAGTTGAAGTACCATGAAAAGTCAATTGAATATGATTCCATTTATTCGGAGTAATTGGAAAAAAACCATAACCACTATAATTTCCTACAGTTTCTTTTCCATCACAAGTAATTACATAATTTACTGTTCCACCACCCTTTCCAAGTGGATAGGGGCCTAAATAGTTTCCAATAGTACCATAATAATCAAAACTTAAAGTTTTATAAGCTGGTGCATTAGTACCATCTGAAGTATACATATTATTAACATATACATAAGGAAAACAATTATTTCCGCTAGTTCCCATATATACTTTAGTACCCCTTTTTCCATCATATGTAGTTACAGTTTTATATATATCAGTACTAGTACCATAATTATATTTTGAAATTGCCGCATTATAACAAGTGGAAGATAAACAATCTTCTGTTGTAATTAAATTTTGTGTACTTTCCAATTTATCATCATTCATTTTATAATGAAGAATCAAACCTTGTGAAATTCGTTTTATTTCTTTTTTGCCAAGCGCTTCGTCATAAATTCTCAAATCATTAACATAAAAAGGTATATTAAAACTTGGTCCATTTCCACCCCATATAGCATTATAATTTAACCTTAAATTTAAATCTCTAGCATCTGTAAAATCTGTCATCGCTGTTTCTCGAAATAATTCTCCATCAATCCAAAGCTGTAGCATTTTTGTCGCTTTATTAAAAATTAAATAAATATTATACCAAGTATCAAAAGCCAATTCTTTTGACGAAGTACTTCTGGCTCCATTTTGTGTGCTTCTTAAAGTTGAATAAACATAAATGCTATTCACAACCCCGTTGCTGGTATATAAATTATTTGTTGCCCAAACTAATGCAACTCCACCATAACTATTATTACCTACTAAATTTCCAGTAGCAGTAGTCCTTGTTTCATTATAACTATAAGAACCTACAGCACTTTGAATTTCAGCTTTATTAAATTTAAACCAACCACCGAAAGTAATACTTCCAACATTAATTTGATTGCCATTATATCCTAAATCAATATATCCACTGGTTGTGGTTTTTATACATTTTCCTAACTTTCCTTCAGTATTAGAAGTAAAAGCAGTACCAGATGGTATTGAAGTAGATGATCCCTGTTGTTTTAAAGTTCCATTTGTAAAAGGAAGCCATACCACCAGACTCATCTCATTTCCTCCTTTGTCTCCTAAGCATAAAATTTCCACCAAAAAATTATATCATAACTTTCATGTATAGTCAAATTCTACATATAAGTAAATTTTAATACCACTTCCTATAAAAAAAGAATCCGTATCATATGATACGGATTCCCAAAATTTATTCTTAACTATAAGTAACTGTTACCGTGCAAGAAATCATAATCTTTCTATTAATCATCGATCCATCTATATAAATAGCCTTTCCACTAGCATTATAAGAAGCATCAGTTAGTGGTTCTAACTCACCACTAGAATTTACTTGTTGATAGGTCCAAGCATATGCAATTGACGCTATACCAGAATTTGATGGTAATGCCTCAGTTGTAATTGATAGTACAGCTGGATTAGAAGTAGTTCGGGCTGTTGTCACAGAAAAATTTGTCATCTTCTGAATTTCTTGGCCATTTCTAAATAATAAACAACTTACATATCCACTTCCCTGTCCATTAGTAATTTTATCTCCAATAGAGGAATATAATTCACATCTAAACTCATCTGTATAATCTTCTAGCGACAAATATTCATAAATAGTTTGACCACTAGTAGTTATCTTAAATTGTATTGAAGTACCACCATTTACTGCATCAGATTTAACAACTAAATTATTCCCACTCTTATAAATATTATCTGAAGTAGTTGTACTAGTAACTTTTGTCATAGTACCATTTAAAATGTACCACCACTCTACTGTATCTCCACTAGCTATTGTATAAGAAGCATTATTCTTAGTAACTATTGGTTGTATTGTAATAGTATTAACATTACCATTAAAAATTGTTGAATTTGCTTGTAAAGCTACTTCTACTTTATCAGCGGGATAATAACTTGTTGAGTAAGTAGTTGTATTACTACCAGCAGAACCTCCACCCTGATAAGTATACGAAGTTACATTTCTTGTCCACACATAATATGGTTTTGTTTTTCCACTAACCGCAGAAGCAATTGTTGACTGCCATCCGCTACTTGGGGCCGTATCTCCACTAGTAGACCAAGCATATGTTACTGTAGAACTAGTTTGTACAGATTTTCCATTTTCTGGATCTGCGGGATAGAAGTTAACCGTATAAGTATTTGCTTCTCCACTAGGCGAATATTTAGTATATGTACGTCCCCATACATAATAAGGTTTAGCCAAACCGCCGGCAGTAATCGCTGCAGCGATTGTCGTAGAGTCAGTTTTCGCTATAGATGGTTGAGATGAACTATTAGTCTGCTTATATCTTGTCCAAGTATCTGCTATGGTAATTGAAGTTCCATCTGCCGGAGCTATATCTAAATTCCAAGAAAATGTTGCTAAAACGGTACCAGATACTGTACTTACTGTGCCGCTACTATTTGTACTAGTTGCATTAGTATAAGTAATTGGTACTGTACATTGTCCATTCAATGAGTGAGCTGGACTAGCGGCTGAATCATACAATTTTGTATCAGCTGGTATTGTAAGTGTAAATTTACTATGTGTACTATCCCAAGTAATTGTAGCACCACTAGTATCACCAGCAGCTAAAATATTATTAATTGTAAAAGAATAACCCAAACTTGTATCATTAGAAGCAGTAGCATTTAATGCTCTAGTACCTTGATAAACTGTATAAGGGAAATCCATACTATACGCTGTTGCAAGAGTACCATCATTCTTTAATCCAATTGTATCTGTACTTTGCGGAAAATCTAAAGTAATCGCTCCATCTCCAGTTGCTCCTGTATTTCCTTTCGCGCCAGCCGCGACAAAAGGAACAGATTGTGAGTCTAACTGTGAGCCGCTTGAATTGGTTTTCTTAATTTTACAAACTACAGACGAAACTGTTGTACTCTTAGCAATAGTATATACATTCTTATTATCCGGCCCAGTTCCAGAAGAAGCACCAATAAGCGTACCATCTTTATACCACTCATAATAAATTACATCGGTTGAGCTAGTAGTAACATCAGTTTGCACGTCTTCTTTCACCGCAATTACAGAAGCAGTCAATGTAGTCGCTGCAGTTGTAGCGCCACTTGCATTAGTTGCTACTCTATTAGGAGTAATTGATAATTGATAAACAGTTGGTGATTCACCATCACTACCAATAAGAATTTTATTCAACGACATTGTTTTAACAAGCGTTGGATAATTAGTTCTAGTTGCAGTAAAAGTAACTGATCCAACTTCAGAACTATTATTTGTATCCCACCCAGTTACTGCATAAGTATATTTATGATTAGTAGAATCATAAACAAGACCATTAGTACTTGTAACTCCATTAGCTGATGCAGTAACCTTATAGCCAGTAGAAACATTATTTGTGGTTACATTATCATTACCTTCTAATATATAAATCTCCGTACTCGCTAAATCAAAGGCATGAGAAGTTGGTCCAGTACTATCACAGGGAATTGTTTGATCCTCGTTTGTTACAATCATCGCAACCGATTGTTCACCTGGTGCGCCAACCGGTCCATCATAAAGTTTTAAAATTTCATATTCATCATAAACACCAGTCAACTCGGTTGAAGTTGCATCTGTTCTATGCGCCGTAACCTTAATTTTTGCTCTATTATTTGTAAAAATATTTGCCGTATGATCGATAATACAAGTACTTCCACTAACACTACCTGTACTTCCAGACCCTTTTGCAATTGCTGTAGTAAGTGGATCCCAGCCAGGATTAGGTGTTTTATTATTATTATAATAATACCATTGATGAACTGCTACATTACTTGTATATGTTGCTGTTAAAGTAATAGTTGTATTACCGTCAATTGTTGGACTCGCGCCATAAGATAAATACTTATATCTAAAAAGATGATCACCACTTATCTCAATATCCTGTATATTAGTTGCTTGAGTTACCAAAGAAATTGAAATTTGTCCCCAAGCAATTACTGTTTGATTAGTAGTATATTCATATTCTGCTTTTACATAATAAGTTATATTCTTAATTCCAGAAAAATCAGACGAACTAACAGTTACTGTACGTGATGTACTAGTAGCCGTGCCCGGACTACTGGGATTAAATGTTGCACTACCAGTCTTTTTATACCAGGCATAAGTAACATCACTACTCGAAGATAGGTCTGTTCCCCCATACATAGTAAAAGGACTTAAAGTTATAGAAGCGGGCGTATATTGATTAGACAAAGCATTCGGATCATAAATCATCAAAATGCCCGCATTAGACATTGGAACAACACTAAACTGTCCAACATCAGTCATATCAACTATGGTTATTGAACCATAAGCATTAGCTGTTGCCATATTTTCCTCCTTTATCTCGTTACAGTAACCTCACATACAAATACAGCACTTTCATCAACATCTGCTGTAGTTATACTTAATTGATTACTAGTTTCTTGAGTACTCCAAGATGTATCTCTAGTTCCATCTGCTTTTCTTCTATACCAAGTAAAATGACTAAATTGATTTGTTATATCATTAATTCCTTCATAAACATGAGCTATTAAAGAAGTACCCACTTGTCCTCTTTTTATGAAATTTCCACCAATTGGATCAATTTCGACACGAATGGCATCTTGTCCAGCTGGACCTGGAGGTCCAGGTACGCCTTCTGCTTCTATATCTGTAATATCTTGCCAATCAGTTTCTCCTGTCTCTTCATCAACTATTTCATAAACAATTTGATTTGCTTTAATTCTCAGCTGTTTATTTCCATGTTCATCTTCATAAAAAGCAATATACTGATTTCTATCACCAATATACATATTATCAGTATAAATACCTTGAGTACCAGCCATTTGTGAGTTATAAATAGCGTCCAAAACATCAGTTGCTGGCAAAGTAGGTAAAGTACCTAAAATTCCTCTATAATTATAAGTAACCTTAACATCTTTAGTCTCATCAATCTCAGTCTCAAACAAACTAATTGCTCGAGCAGGTAAATTAACAGTATTATCAGAACTATTAACTCCAATACCATAATTTGATGAGCCATCTTTTCGACCCATGTCTATTAGCGCGCCGCCTTCGAGTTGTTTCAACACATCGTCATCTGTTTCACCAGTTTGCTTAACTGCACTAACAAAAGCTGCTGCACCTTCTAACGTTACCTCATTAGTTGAAGTATTCACATTAGAAATTTGATATACATGAGTCAAACCATTTGTCAATAGAATATTTTGTATTGTTGAATCAGCTGGCGCGCCATCAGATAAATAATTACTAATCTTACACCAACTTCCATTGTTTATATCACTTCTACTATAGTATTGTTTATCTTCTACAGTAGTATCTTCAGTTAATCTATATCCATAATTAGTTCTCTCATACCAACCATTATTTTGTGGATTAGCGCTTGGATCTGGATCACTAATTTCATTATAAGAAATTTTTGCAAATAAAAGTGGCTTCTCAACTTTAAGTATCAAATTATTACCACTAATTCTTGCACCTTTAATTGTACTAGACGGCCTAAAGATAAAAATACCACCAACCGCCTGTATCTCTGCATATTCAAATACCGCAGTCTTAATTGCACCGCGCGCAGTAATATTGTTGAAGTATGCATCACCTTCATTGTTAATTAACCAACCAGTACCAGCTCCATCTGAATAGTTTGCAGAACGTATAAGTGCATTTTGACCGTCGATCATTATATAATCAGGATCTTGTGCGTTTTCCTTTCCAACAGTAACCATACCATAGAAATTACCACTACCTGCATTAACTTCTCCACGAACTACTGCATTTTGAAATTCGGCTGTACCATTTGATTTGATTGCCCAACCGCTACTACCTGAAATATATCCATAGGATTGAATAGTACCGTCATAATCGATATTACCAACAGTAATAGTATCAATTACATCTAAATCACCTAATGTACCAGTATTTGCTTCAATGTGACCTCTAGCAGTTACACTATTAAATACTGCTGTTCCATCAACATCGGAAATTATAAATACTGGTTCATCATCAGAGGTTAAAATATTAGAATAAATACCAAGTCCGCGCTCAAAAATTGTATGATTCATTCGTAGAGTATTTTGATTAACACTCATACCACCAATATTACCAGCATTAGCATTAATAGTACCACTAATAGTAATATTACCATCATCATCAGTCTTCATGACTTCTGCGCCGGCATCATTCTTTATTCTAATACCATAAAGGGTTGGTAACGCAGTCGCGCCTTCAGCATCTGGACTTGTAATTCCATCGCCCCATTCAAGAGCACCAATCTTAATTTTTTCTTGGAAATTACCTTGATTTTGTGGATCATTTAAAACCCTAAAATCATTATCCGATGTAATTTCCACTCGGCCGCCACCTTCATAGGAATTCTTGATAAAGAATCCATCCCAAGTAACTGCAAAGTGTGCATTATCTTTTACTTCTTGAAGAGATTGAGCTTTAAAAGCTCTATTATTTTTTATACCATATAAACCATACTCATCATATCGTACATAGGTTTGTAAATCATAAGCTGGTATCTCATGTCCTTCGCTATCAATTGTGGTTCCATCTGATTTGTAAGCACTAATACCAGATTTATCCCAGCGAAAACTTGGACTATCATCACTACCGATAATTATATTATTAGTTCTGAGTTTACCTGTATAAACGGCTCCTGCATTAATTCCTTGTCCATCAATAGCAGTGGCCCAATTTTTACCACCATCGGCAGAAACTCTAATCCCTTCACTATTAATTATAACAAGATTTTGAGGATTGTTCAAATTTCGTACAAGTATTCTGTCTTTATCAATTAATACAGAACCGTCACTGGTTAGATTATAATTTTGACCAGCTATTTGCTGAAGCGATTGCACAAGTACATTAGCATTAATAGTTCCATTCGCATCCATAAGCGAACTTATTTTTGCATAGGTAGCTTCATTGTATTGTACAGTTTGAACCGCCGCATTAACACGTTGAAATAAATCTTCAAAACGAGTTTTATAATTTTGAACAGTTATTGTGTTATTTTCAGGTTCATCTAAATGCCACTCAACCTCTGATACAATAACTTCTTCTCTAGCAGGTGTAAGTATATAGTCTGGATTTTGTTCCGTACCAATATTTTTACTTGCCCAACCAAAAAACTCAGTATCTTCTACATAAGTTTTATCACCAGCATCAAAGTTATAGTTCTCTAATCCTTCTAATTGACTTACTTCAACTACATTAATCGTATATGAAACCGCAGGCTGCGCCGATGTGTTACTTGTCTGTAACGCATCAAGATAATATAATTCTGAATCTATATAATCTGTCGAATTCCAAGTACCTTCAGCTATAAAACGACTATATTTATTATTGAAATTATTTACGTATTCTTTTTTCTGCTTTAAAGTTTCTTCAATTTCTTCCTCAATTCCAATAACTTCTGTGCCAGCTAAAATTTTATTTTGAACTATATCTCCTTTATTTACCGTACAAGGATTTTGTTCAATAGTATATCCTTCTGGTATTGTAAAAGTTAATTCCCATTGAGTAGCATCATTATTAATTGGAATATCGAAAAATTTATTACTTATTGTAAAATTATAAGTATGAATTTCACTACCATCAAGAGGTATTGAAAAACTTACGCCTTGCCAATAATCATCTAATTCAACAAGTAAATGAGTCTGTTGATTACTATCTTCTACTGTTTGAATTTTTACTATATGATTTTCTGAACCTTTTAACGTCTTGCGTTTATCCCAATACTCAGTATTAATATTTTCTAAAATACCGGTATAATTATTTATAGTTGCTGAACTAGCATATAGTTTACTAATTACTGAAAATACATTTTCTTCATCAAATAAGGACTTATCTTCGCTTTCTTCAGAAGGTTCCGAATTATTTCCTGAATTATCATTTTCTATATACTGATTATACCAATCACTAAATTCTTCATAGGAGCGCCCTGTTAAATATTGAAAATCTTCTATCGCTTCTGTCTGAATGTCTTGAGCAGAATCAACTAATCCAGAAAGTACATTTCTTTTACTACCTAATTCTACAATAGCCGCTTCCAAATTACGACGTTGTTCTTCTAGGCTTCGTAAAGTATTATTAAGTCCTGCTACTTCCTCGATAAACTGCTTTTTATCAGCTTCAGCAGTTTCTCTATCAAGTAGACCTTGATTATAATAATAATCAAAATTTAATATATATTCCTCTCCACTTGGATTAGAAGGAGCATTAGAAATTGATACATATCCTTCATCAACATATTCTGATTGGGATTGGTCTACAATTAATTTAGTAACAATTTCATCAGAATTAATAGTACGTTCAATGGACTGTAAATTAATTCCATACTTAAATCCAGCATAATTATCTTTACCTGCATATTCTCGTAAATATACAAATTTATTCGGCTTATCATCCGAATAAGTAATATAACCATTTTCATCATGCTCAACAACCAAATCAATCCAACATTCAAATGTTTCTGCTATTGTTTGAAGAATATTAAAACAATTTGATTGAGAAATACTAATTGATAAATTTTTTTCAGAATTTTCATTA